GAAAGACAACAGTTAATGGCTGAAGTTGGTAAAATCACCGAAACAATGAATACACCAATAGAAATTAAGAAATAATATGCCATATTTTAATATTAAATCCTCTCCAATTAGTTTTGGACAATTAAATAATATTGGACTATCTGTTGGAAACCAGTCGAGTAATGCAGCTTCAACAAATGAATTTTATGAATTGGAGCCAGCAATTGTGTTGGATGTAATTTTGGATGAAACACATCCCGAAATAGTAAATAAAAGACATTTGGTTGATGTCAGAAATATTCCAGCAAATTATAAAAATGAATTGCCTGACCAAAAAGATATAGATTATAGTTATATAGGTGCTTGTAGAGTAAGATTGTGTTTTTCACAACAAGGGTTAGAAAAAGAAAAGTTATCATGGGCATTTCCAATGGAATCTACAGGTATAGTAGAATATCCACTATTAAATGAAGTTGTAATTGTTGTAAAGTATTTAGATAAATTATTTTATACTAGAAAATTAAATTTAAATGGATTCATTAATCAAGAATCTAATTTTCGTCTTGAAAAATTTTATGGCAATAATGATGGAAATAAAAATTTAGTATCAGAAGATGGATTGAAAACTGAATCTGTCAACGGTCCACTGTCGTTAAATTCATATAAAAAAATTGCAAATAACCAAGTAAAAGGAGTACTTGGTTCATATTTCTTAGCAAATTCTAAAATTAGAAAATTGAGAAGATATGAAGGAGATACTGTTCTTGAAAGTCGTCATGGACAGTCAATTCGTTTTTCTGCATATGATGAAATACGAGATAATGATAAAGGATTCTATTCTGATTATAAAGGCGATCCTACAGTAAACAAATCAAATGAAGGATGTGGAAACCCGATGGTTTTAATTAGAAATAGACAAAGAAAGTTATCATTAGATAAACCTATTTCTGATAATTCAAAACTTCCACCTATTCCTGCAATTGTAGATTCACAAAAAAATATTGGTGGATTAATTGATGAAGACATAAATCATGATGGAAGTTCTATTCACATTACATCTGGGTTGACAAAATCAAAATGGAGAACAACTTGTTATAAATCCATATTTCAACAAGGAAAAGAAGAACAACCATTATTTTCTCCAATTGGTTCAACTGCTTTTAATTTTGATATAGAAAATTTAAAAGGGGATCAAATTGTAATTAATACAGACAGATTGATTCTAAGCAGTAGATTCGGAGAAACACTACATTTTTCAAAAGAAAGATATGGAATTGTAACTGATAGTGAATATACAGTTGATGCACATGATCAAATTGTGATGACTACAAACAATAAAACTGTATTTAATAGTCCTGCCATTTATTTGGGACAATATGGCCAAACCAATGAACCAGTATTATTGGGTCAAACTACAGTGGATTGGTTATACGATTTATGTAATTGGTTATTAAATCACGTTCATTGGTATAATCACACACATCCAAAGACTGGCAATGCAAATCCAAATAAAACTCAAGAATCAGTTCAAGATCAACAATTGAAATTTTTAAGAGACAATCTTGATAAATTAATGAGTAGACGGGTATTTGTTACAGGTGGCGGATATGCTCCTGGAGCGGATGGTAAATTACCACAAAATATGAAAAACGGAACCGAACCAGTTTCAGTAAATATTGTATCTGGTGCTGGATTGCCTGGTAATTTTAAAGGAAAAGTAAGAAGAGAAGGTCCAGTTGAAATTCAATACGAAGAAAGTTAAATTATGATTAATAAATTAAAATCATTCGTTGATATTGATCCCGCATTACCTGGTCCACCAACTGAAGGATCCAATGGATTAAAATTTGTTTCTGCGTTAAAATCGGATGTGTCAAATAAAGTTGGAGATAAAATTAATAAATTTGCACTAAAAAAACAAGTTTCTATAGGAGATACTGCGGGTAATTTTGTTGGTGGAACAATACAAGGCGTTGGCAATTTTTCACAAAATGTTTTAAGTGGAAATGATACTGGAATTTTAGGCAATACCACATCAAAAATTTATAATTCGCTTGATAATATAACATCAAAAGTAGGTGATGTTACGGGGGGTATTACTTCTAAAGTTGGCGATGTTGCTGGCGGAGTTACCTCAAAAGTAGGAGTAGTAGGAAATACTATTAATGAAAAAACTAATGGTATAGTTGATGTTTCAGAATATAGTCCATATAATTTTGATGCTTCGAATTTATCAAATAAAAGTATAGATCGTTTAACTGGAAATGTTACAGATAAAATTTCGTCTGGTATTAGTTCTATTGATGGAAAAACGGGAGGGAAAATTGGAACAGTTAGCGGAAAATTGGGGTCTGTATCAGAATCTATATTAAATAGTAGTATTGGAGAAAAGGTAGGAGGATATGTTGGATCTAAAATAGGGCAAGTTGCTGGATCAAAAATAGGAACTGCTGTTGGAGAATATTTACCTAACAGTAAAATTGCCGGGTCAATAAGTTCCAATTCAGGAACATTAGGATCTAAAATTGGTAAATTTGCGGGAGAAAAAACAGGAATTAAAACACAAGCAAAAATCAAAGAAACAGTTGGTAAGCGTATAAAAGTTGTAAAAATACCAAAATTACCAGATGCATCTTCAATAAATAACAAAATAAATAATACAGTAGACAATATTTAATGATAATTATATAGTGTATGAAAAGTAATGAATTAAAAGAAATAATCAGAACAGTAATTAGAGAAGAATTGGATAAAACATTACCTACATTAATTCCAAAGGTATTGACTGAAATTCTTTCCGGAAAACAATCTAATGTAATTCAATCAAATCAGATTAGTAAAAATCCAGTTCAAGAATCAGTTCAAAAACCAAAAGAAATTAAGAAATATTCAAACAACCCAGTTTTAAATGATATTTTGAATCAAACCGTTGTAAAAATACCAAGCGACGGTTCAATGGTTGGTCTTGATTCTAATTTTAAATCACAGGCATTTGCGGGTATGCAAATGAACGAATCGGTTGAAACACCACAACAAGCTGCTCCTGTAACTGAAGAACAAGGTAAAGTAATGAATGTTCTTAATAGAGATTTTAGAAGTTTAATGAAAGCAGTAGATAAAAAGAAACAATCCGGTTCTATGGGATCTGGAATGGTATCAATGGGATAATATGAATCCAATAGGACTAACATTACCACTTCAAATCGGTAAAAATGGATATTTTCAACAGAGTTACGATACTTTAACTCAAGTAAAATCCAATATTACTAATTTATTAAGAACCAAAAAAGGGGAAAGACGGATGAATCCTAATTTTGGATCTGATTTACAAGAATATCTATTTGAACAAAATATAGAAGAATCACCAGATATAATAAAACAGATTATAACGGACGAAATTAAAAATTATGTGCCTGGAGTAACAGTAAATAAAGTGGATATTAACATAGCAAATCAAGAAAAAAATAAACTTACAGATAGTTATATATTATATATAAAAATACAATTTACGATTAACAATCAAACTGATACAATTAGTTTAAGAATTAATCAAAATAATATATAATTATGTCAGATATTATACAAAAGTCTTTTAATGGTTCCCGTAGAGAAATTAAGTATCTTAATAGAGACTTTTCTTCTTTTAAATCGTCTTTAATTGAATATTCAAAAACATATTTTCCGAGAACATATAAAGATTTTAGTGAAGCATCTCCTGGTATGATGTTCATTGAAATGGCATCTTATATTGGAGATGTTCTTTCATATTATACCGACTATCAATTTAAAGAAAGTTTGATGCCATATGCAGAAGAAAGAAAAAATGTTATTGCATTAGCAAACTATCTTGGATATAAAACAAAACCAACCAAATCTGCTACAACAAACATTGATTTATATCAATTAATTCCGTCTACTAAAGATTCTAATAATAATTACATTCCAGATAACAACTATGCTCTTAAAATAAGAGAGTATATGGAAGTATCAAATGAAAGTGGTGTAAGTTTTATTACGACAGATCCTGTTGATTTTTCTCTTGATAGTAAATTTTCTCCTAGAGAAGTAACTGTTTATTCAAGAGACAATTATGGTATACCACAATTTTTCTTATTAAAAAAATCTGTAAAGGTTATTGCAGGTAAAATTACTACTAAATCATTTACGGTAGGAACATCAGTACCATTTTATAAAATATCATTATCAGAACTTAATGTTATTGACATAATTGATGTAAGAGATAGTGATAATAATAAATGGTATGAAGTTGATTATTTAGCTCAAGATTTAGTATTTACCGAAACTGAAAATACAGATTTTACTAATAATGCATATGTTCAGTATTCATCGGAAGTTCCTAAATTAATTAAAAGTTTCAAAACATCAAGAAAATTTGTTGTAAATGTTACCGCTAATAATGTAACATATCTTGAATTTGGTGCGGGTACAGATGCAACTTCGGATGAAGTAATATATCCAAATTCAGAATTGGTAGGTATAGGATTGACAAATATCAGCAATTTAAATTTGAATTATGATACCAGTAAATTATTAAATTCGGAAACATTTGGTCAAGCACCATCTAACACAGTATTAACTGTACAATATTTGGTTGGTGGCGGAATATTGTCAAATTCTCCATCGGATACTATCAAAAATATCTCGTCAGTTACATATTTGAATGATACTACAGGTTTAACACCATCTCAAAACTCATTATTAACTACTGTTAAAAATTCATTGAGAATATCCAATCCAAATCCTGCGGTTGGTGGACAAAATGAAGAAAGTGTAGAAGAAATAAGACAAAACGCTTTGGCTAATTTTGGTTCACAGAATAGAACAGTAACGGTAGATGATTATGTTTCTAGAATATATTCAATACCACCAAGATTTGGTTCTATTGCAAAAGTAATGGTAATACCAAATTCAGATTTGTCAATTTCAACCAATCAAACAATATTAAATGGATTTGTAAATAATGAAAATCAAACATCATTGATTAATAATAGTTTAGAAAACAATTATAGAAAAGTAAATTTTGATGTATCAAATCCGTTCAGTTTAAATTTATATGTTTTGAGTTATAATTCAAATAAAAATTTAACACAAATCAATGAAACATTAGTATACAACATTAGACAATATCTACAAAAATATAAGATTATTTCAGATAGTGTTAATATAATTGACGGTTATATCATTAATATCGGCGTTGATTTTAAGATTTTAGTTTATAATAATTTCAATAAAAAAGAAGTTTTGGATCAATGTATTCAAAAAGCCAAAGATTTCTTTAATATTGATAAATGGTATTTTAATCAACCAATCAATATTAATCAACTAGAATTAGAATTGGCTAAAGTTGAAGGAGTACAATCTGTTGCAGAAATAAAATTCAAGAATCTTACCCAAAATGATGGTAATTATTCTCCGCATGAATACAATTTATCAGAAGCAACACACAATAAGATTATATATCCATCATTAGATCCATCTGTATTTGAAGTTAAATATCCAGATAATGACATTAGAGGTGCTGTAATTTAATAAATTTATCATTAAAAGTCTTATAAATTTCATACTTATATTTATATAATAGAGTATGCACACATTTATATTTCCAAAACAAGACACATTCATAACTAATGAAACTGGTTATGC